GTCTTTCATTAAAAGATTCTCCTTCAATATCATTTGCAATTTTAACAAGATCTGAAATACTAAAATTTCCTTTTCTGTAAAATTGCATCAATCTACTGATGTCACCACTAATAGCTCGCCCTAAAATTTGATTGACTGTTAGTTGTCCTTTGGGTGCTGGTGCAGGTAATTCAGAATAAGGTCCTCTTACTCTTGGAGGTTTATCTTTGAGATCATCTGCTAATGCTTTTATACCATCGTCACTTAATCCTTGCAACATATTTTTTAAATCATCAGCAAGCATTCCAGCGGCAGTTGTACCTTTTGGAACTCCTGTACCCGTGCCTGTTCCCGTGCCTTTTCCTGCAGTCACAAGTGGATTCTTTGCAAAGGTTTTTGTAATGGCTCTGGCAGGTGCAGGTGTCTTAACAGGTGCAGGTTTTCTTGCAGGTGCAGGTTTTCTTGCAGGTGTTGTTACAGGTTTTTTAGATGCAGCAGGTTGAGGTAATCCAGTTGGTGGTTTTGTAGGAGCTTTGGGTGCATTCAATGATCCCATTTTATATCCCATGCCCAGCATACCGAGCATAACAGTATCCAATAAATCACTAAGATCATTTAATGGATTTACATCAATACTAAAGTCAAGTAAATTTTTAAAACCTTTATATATACCTTTTGCGGTATTATAAACATCTTCAAAGAAAGGTTTTAATTTCTCTTCATAAAATGTCTTCAGGTTTTCTGCAACTTCTTTTATTTTTTCAACTAAATTTTTTAATGCAAGAATAATCTTTTCAATATTTGCTACAATTAATCCAAGAACTGCAAAAGATGCAAACCTTAAAAGATTATTTAAAAAATCACCCTTTGATGATTTAAATTTGTTTGCAAAACCACCGCCAACACGTTTAGCAAACTTGCCAATTTCAATTCTGTTTTCTCTCTTTTTTCTTTTTTCGACACTTTCTTGTGTCTTAAGATCTTTAAATCTTTTCTTTCTAATAAGAAAATTTTTCTTATAGGTGTCTACAACAGTATTGAAATCAGTTAATTTCATGATACTAAGTCCTCAATTCCAAGTGACTTACCCACTAATGTTCTCATCTTAATACCAGAAGATACAGTGAACTCTGGTATTGGTGCCTTATTAGATTGGACAGGTGCTTTATTGGAAGTGTCTTGTTTTACCGATGGCAGCACCATAATATTTGAGGATGATTTTTGATTGGGTGTCGGTAGTGGTAAAAATCTTCTCAATGTATTGACGAGAACTTGAAAATTCTCTTCTTTTCTAATTTCATATTGCCTTTTTTCATTCAAATCCCTGAAATGTTTAAACGCAGTTAAATCATCACCAAAAGCTGGCCCCATTTTAGATCCAGCGACTGTTGTCGTGGGAACAACTGGTGGTGGTGCGCTTGGTGGTGGAGGTGGTGGTATCAAAGGTGTTTTTGATTCGACTGGAGTGGTTGACAATTCCGTTTTGAATTCCATTCCACTTCTTTTACTTATACCAGATTCAATAATACCAGCTTCATCATTTCTTCTCCAAGAATTTATACCGTTGTTATGTTTTGCAAGAACATTTCTATAATATGATGCTAATTCAGAATAATCGCCAGTTTTAACACCATTATCGACAGCCTTTAATGCACCGTTGTAAACTGTGCCGTAATTAAATGCTTTAGAAATCAATGCAAACTTCACATTTTCTGGAAGTTTTGGCCACGTTTCATGTCCGACTCTATCTTTCGCTATTTGTGTATGACGTTTGACATCATAATCCTTTATCATATATGCTTCTTCTTTAGTGATGGTATCACCTAACATCACTTTACTTCTACCGAATCTAAAACCGGGTGGATATCTAGTCGCACCAACACCAATTGTTATTGGTTCTCCACCAGAAGCAGGATCTGGATAAGCGTTAAGTTCAAGTCCTTCATAATTTTCTAAAAGTTTTGTCACATCTCTAGTAAATCCACCACCACTAAATCCAGAAACCATTCCAAACTTAGGACGGTTAGTTCCACCACCTGCTTTATTAATCGCCATCATGGTGTCAACGCCAAACATGTTGACAGCACCACGGCTCATTATAAACTCACCTGGAGTCAGCATCGCAGGGACAGTATCTGTCCCCATCGCTAAACCACCAGTAGCAAAAGGAATAATCATAGGTATACCTCCAGGGCCAACATTAGGTAAAGGAAATCCTTGTCCAGGTTTCATTGTAGTGCCTGGTGGTGAAGGGAGTCCTTTATTTTTTTCTTCCTCTGTAGCAAAAAATTGTCCTATAAAAGGAAATCTTGCCAATAGTAATCTAAAATCTTCCGCAAATTGTCTAATTTTTGGTATTAGTTCTTTGAACCAATCAATAACTGGTTGCAATTTTTCTTTTGCATCTTCAAAAAACTTAGGTATATCTTCAAATAAAAATTTCTGAGCGTCCTCAATGAATTTTTTATTCTTTGGATCTTTTAAAAAGTTTGATATAAATGTGACTAATCCACCTAAAAGGGTAAATACCAAAAATCTAATGACAGTATCCATTACATTGCCAATATTTTTTTTGACAACCCCCAAGGTATTTTTAACAGTTGAGAAAGAATCTTTCTCAATTCTTTTTTCTCTCTCTTCTCTTTTCTTTCTTGACGCAGCTTTAGACTCAAAGTTTTGTCTATCTTCTTCTAGTTCGTTATCATCTTTGATAACAGAAATTAACTCATCAAGTTTGTCAATTAATTCTTGACTTACCTCTGTCTTCTCTTTATCAGGTGGAATTAATTTATCAGGTTCAACATTAACAATTACAGTTTTAACCACTGGCTTGGATACACCTGCACCAGGTATACTAGGGGCAGTGAACTGTTGTCCTTTTAAAGGATTTTCAAAGGTTTTTCTTTTTAAAAACTTTTCAGGATCTATCTTCGCTCCTTTAGAGTCATCATCTTCTTCTCTGATGGACTTTAAAAGATCGTCTAGATTCATTGCCCCTGCTGCTGTTGCATCTTAAGTTTCTCTTCTTCCAAATGTGATCTCAGGAGTTCAACATAAACATCTCTCTCCCAAGGAATCATATTTTCTATCTCTGTTAATGAGTATTTATGAAACTGAACTAAAGAAAAATTTAATTTAAAGTAACTCTCCAAATTAATATGGGAGAGTGCTACGCGAAAAAACTTGCAAGTCCCTCAAGCACTACTGTATTCTTCTTTTTAGTTTTTGGATTAACAACTTCAACTTCATGACTGAGTTTAGGCATTGTAGTAAAGAAACTCTCAATTTGTTTGAATTGAGTTGAATTCATTTGCTCTAAAAAGTCTACAACTTCTTTCTTTGTAAAATCATCAGTAGTCCATGCTTCATCCTGATTATAAACTTTATCAATACATGACGCAATCAAATCAAATGATTGATCTACTTGATTTTCATTATTAAAATCAAAATTATTTTTGATGAATTGATTAAGTGAGGGATATTTCATCTCCATCATAAGATTCTCATCAATTTTTATTTGATTAGAATGATCCTTATCCTTAGTTACTTTAATATCATCGATATTAATTTGAACATCCGCATAAGTCTCTCCATCATCGGGGCAAAGAACACTTACCTCAATGTCTTCACCAACAGACTTACCACGAATATTAAGGAAGAGATATTCAATATCAAAAGTAGGAAGTGTTTCTACTTTTACACCGCGTGTTTGAATACAATCCTTCAAGACAGCTTTAACAGCATTAGTAATCTCTTTAGGATCATCACTCTCAAGTGCAAGAACTAATAACTTTTCTTCTCTTACAAGAAAGGGACGAAACTTAATTGTTTTTCCAGATGAAGGCAATTCCAACTCATATGTTGGTGTAGAAATCTTAGGTAAAGGCATGATATGTTATTCAGTATGAGTATTTATTATAGAGCCACACGATCAATGGTGGTGATTGTTTCTCCATTCGGTGTAGTCCAAGTTGTTCTCTCTTGTGTATTGTTGTTAATATAAGAAGAGTTTACTCGCGTATAACCAACTGGAAAACCAGGTAATTGATTAAGAGATTTAAAGTCAGACGAATTATCAAACACGTTTGCATTACTAGTGTTATTCAATATGTATCTTGAGAAATTAAAGTTGACAGTACATTGCAAAATTTGAGATGCATCATAACTAACAGGCATTTGATTTATAGAGATTGGATATGCATCCATAAATGTGTATTCTAGGTTTCTTCCTTTATAATCTCTTTCAAACTTTCTGATAAAAATCTTTGTTTTATAATCTGCCGGAAAGTTTACTCTATAATTAAAATTAGGACGATCATCAATCGGTTCGTTTACTATAAATCTAATCCAATTTTCAAAGAAGTAGATATTATCATAGTCACTATCTACATAAAAAGTAAATGATGCTGTCGTATCATATTGCCTCCTATACACATGCCTCTCAGTGACACCAGTGTGATCATCGTCCTGAGTGTGTGTAGCTAATGAAGTGCCGGGTAATGATGCCTCCCTACAAGAGATAGTAAGTTTATCATCCTTAAGATTATTATAACCACCTCCAAGAGAAGATCTGCTCAACCATCTCTTGACTAGAGGAGGTGGATTAAAATGACACTCATATGTGGATGTAAGAGAAGGATTTAAAATTGTTGCCTTCAAATCAGCAACATTCCTTGCTCTTGGTTTTGGCGTTGCCATCTAAATAGTTTTTACCGTATATATTATGTATGGGAGTTAGTAAGAAAAGTATTTACAGTCCTTCAAATCCTCAAAAATATAA